TTCTTTTTTGTCTTGATGTGTGCAAAAATACTAAAAACGGTTGACATAAATCAAGTGTGGCACAAAAAAGATGTATCTTTGTACTTAAAATCAAGATGTAGGCGATGATGAATAAAATTATAGGAGCGGCTGTATTGCTGCTTTGTTTTTGCAGTTGTGTGAAGGATAATGATGCGATATATTATCCTGTGGGTAATGTGGATATTGAAAAAGGCGGTCCGGCTCTGGAAGTAGGATCTAATAGTATTTTGGTGGCTGAGAGCTATAATGAAGAGGATTATGTATTGGATACGCTTGCGCAGTATCCGGGTGATCCGACTCTTGGCAAGCTGACGTTTATGATTAATCTGAAAAATCAGTCGGGAACCCGGGAGGTTGCAGAGTTCAATGGTGTAGGTAAATCCGTATTGACTATGAGCCTCGGTTACAAAGACGGTAATTATCCGGTAGAAAGCCAGATTCCTGTTTATACTTCCGCAGATGCTACTGCTAGTTATGCCATTAAACTTCGTTTAAAGGGAGAGTTAACTTTAACCGACGATGAATGGATGATTGATTATGTTTATGCTCAACTGGCCGGTTTATTCCAGCCTTATCCGCCAGCGTCTTTCCCGGAAGTCTTTATGTGTAAAGGAGGGGAACAGTCTTTTGCTACTTTTGATTCATTTCGCAGGACCTGGACATTTGATATAACTTATGATCATTCCGAGCTTTCTTTTAGTCAATTATACTTTAACTTATTTGTTAATCTGGCTGGGCAAAAGCGGGAAGACAGAATCCGGCTGAGGATAGATAAAGATTCCTACTTTAAGATATATAAAATAAAAGAGGAAATGTAGTTTAACTACATTTCCTCTTTTATTTAGTAGTGGGTACGAGAAGCCTAATATAAAATACTGAAAGTAAATGTCGGCTATTATGGGATTATATATACCTTATATGAATATATTATAGACATTATAGGTTAGTATCGGTAATTAAAAAGTCCCTGATTTAGTCCCTGTTTTTTGTGCTGGGGACTATCTTTTATTGAATAAATCCATCGCATCTTTTTTAGCTTTGTCCGCAATGGCTATGTATGGTTTCATCGTCCGGTAATCTTCATGTCCAGTCCATTTCATTACAATTTCAGGTGCAATCCCTAACATAATAGCATTACTTATAAATGTTCTCCTTCCGCAATGTGTAGTCAAAAGCTCGTATTTTTTATAAGTTTCATCATATCGCTCTCCACCTTTATAATATGTAATGGATACAGGTTCATCTATGCAGCATAGCTCTCCTAGTTCTTTTAAATAATCATTCATTTTTTGATTGGATATTACAGGAAGAGCCAAATCCCTTTTATATGTTTCTTCTTTGTATTTATCTAATATTTTTTTTGAATAATCATTTAGTTCGATTCTTAGTGTCTCATAAGTTTTGATAGTCGTTACCTGTATATGATCTTCAAACACATTTGCCCTTTTAAGATTTGCAACGTCTGAATATCTCAATGATGTAAAACAACAGAAACAAAACACATCTCTTATTTTTTCTAGATGGGGGCAGGTTGAAGGGACTTTGAAGTTGTATAATTTTATTAGTTCTTCCCATGTAAGGTAAACGATTGCATTCTTGACCTCCTTCAATTTGGGCTGAAAAGTTGTAAAAGCCATTTCTTTATTATATCCTTTATTGGTAGCCCAACGAAGAAACCATTTTAAATTGTCTAGATTCTTTCTTATGCTGGAATTCTTTAATCCCTTTTTCTTTGAATTGACTTGTATAGTTTGCAGATAGTCAACAAATTTGGAAAGCCCCTTCTGGGTTAAATCCTCAAACTCTAACTTAGGAGCAAACTCTTTCAGTCTACGCTGTATTGTCCTATGCTCTTTGTATGTGGATTCACTCCATTGACTTTCGTGACCTTGTTCTATCATAAACTCTATATGATATTCAAATATAGTCCGTTCTGGTTTTACTTTTTTACCAAGTCTTTGGTTAAACTCATTTTTAAATTCTTCGGGGCTTGGAGATATGTTTTGCTGTTCGAAATAAAAAAAGACTGTATCACATATATCCTGGTATTTTTGAATATCCCTATTAATAATAGAAGAATGCGTTTTCTTAGCTCCATGAGTTGTATTATTCTTGCATCGCTGTGCATCTGGTATCCATTTGTCTATGTCTATACGATGCCCGACGTTAAATGCAACTGTATTTCCGTCCCACTTTATCCTGTAGCGAATTTTTGCATCCAGTTTGTCTTTCTCTTTGTCTAAAAGAAATATGCAGTTTCTTTTTATATTCATAGCTTTTCTATAAAATGCTGTCAGTTAGTTTTAATGTATAGCATTTTTGTTGATTAATGTATCCTATTATTGCTTATTGCGTTTAAATTATGATAATTTGTTACTTTCTATATTGGTTTTATTCAACTTTTTTGTATTTTGCATGTTCTATTATTTTACAAATAAAACATAACCTAAACCTAATACTTACTGCCTATTGAGCATATCTTTTAAAACACATATTAAATCATCCTTAGACTTTATTGTAGCGTCTTTTTCAGATATGATTCTTTCCAAATCTTGGATACGCTGTTGTAGCCTATCGAGCTCACCCGAGTTTGATTTGTCGCTTGGGTCTAGTCGCTGTATTTCAACTTCACCGGTGGGCTTAATAATTTTTTGAGTTCCGGATTCGGGCATAGTTAGGTAATTCATTACTCCAGAATTTGCTTGAGCTACATTGCCTTTATTTTCTTTTATTATCATGCTGCCTTCTCCAGTGAGAAGATATGCCTTATTTATATAAGGATATTTAGAGCTTATCTTTTCCGCCATATTTTTACTAATCCCAACCTTTTTGGAAGGATTTAACACATCATATATTGCTTGTGGTCTATCAAATCCTAAAGATTCAGCAAATTGTTTAGGGTTTAATTTGAGATAAGATATTATCTCCTCCATTATTTTAATGACTTTTTCTTTCTCCATAAAGAATAATTCTGTATATTTGTGCCGTAACAAGTTGCAGATGTTACAGAGACAAAGTGGTTAAACTTCCCTCGTTAGAGGTTTAATATATGGTATCCGTAGTAGCTGCAACCTATTGCGGATATTTTTTTTCAATTAATAACTGTTAATCCAAAGTAATATGTTTGACTTTAAAAAGGATTATTATAAATATCCATTCTTATTATCATTATCAATACCTGCTATCTATCTGGTAATAGGATTAATAGCTTGGTGTTTGCCTTTGATTGTGATATCGTTAGTAGTTATTGCTATATGGTTATTAATCATGTATTTTGTCGCTGATTAATTTGATACATTTGTCTATTGATGGAGATCTATATTTTATTTTTTCTAATTCGATAATTATACATTCTCCCCAATCTTTGTACACATGAAGGTAATCTTTTATCACTTCATATATTAACTCTGCTTTTTCTTCAGAGAAATGTAGATTTATAGCGGCTACTGATGTTTTAAGTGATGTAATAAATTTATTGTAATCTACAGAAGTATTTGTCATACCTCTATATCCTTCATAGAACATGCTTTCAGCAATGGCGTGATTGTTTTCATTAGAAATCTCTTCTATTTTCTTGTTTATCATTTTGATTTGAAGAAAATAACTTCCTCCTACAAATGCTAATAATACAGTAGTTAACAAAGAGAGAATGCCGATTAGTATTCCTTGGTAATCAAAGCCTAATTCTGGCTTGTTTGGGTTTGCTGCGCATATTGCAATAATACTTATCACAGTGGCAACAGCACTAAATCCTAAAGCTATATTCTGTTTCATAATATAATAATGTATAATTGGGGTTAATTGTTTAATAATGTTAAATACAGAATATTTCTTCATATTCTGTATTGTGAATAAGAATAATTCTGTATATTTGCATCATCGAAACATCGCAAAGATACGCAACTTTGAAATGATTCGCAATAGTACATTTATATTAAAATTAAAAAGATACGATTATGAACGCATTTACATTCTTAACAGAAAACGGTAAATTCAATAACAGTGAGATAATGAAACACGCTCACATCTTGAAGGCGTATCGTCGTATCTCTTTGAGTGAAGCATTGAAGCAGGCTTGGTTCTTGGCAAAGAGACAACAGAGAGAATATAGAGAGATTGAAGAGGAAAAGAAGTCATATAAGCCGGAGTTTCCTAAAAAAGAAGGTAATGTATTGAAAGCGTTCTTTACCGGAAATCATGCTGATTATATAAATCGTGATAGTTCTTGGAGATAAAATATAACCCGTAAAAAGGTAGTCTGATAATCCGACATAAAGCACCTACGACAATCAGCGCTGTGAGTAAGGGAAACCAGTCGGGCGGGGAATAAAAGCCCGTATCAACGTAGAGAATATTTGCTACGGGCACAAAGGTAAACCGATGAATCCTAATTCGGGATGGGAGGATTAACCCTCAAAAATGAATCCGTGTTCAGGGCACGTTAAAGTAGCCTGCGCAGATAAGCATTATAGCCGATGCGGAGTATAGCGTAATAGCCAACCAGCGATGATATGAGCGGAAGGAAGCAACGTGAGTAAGTAATATATCGAAAAAATCAGCCTGAAAAACATCGTCTTTATCAGTAAGAAAACGGGAATAGGCGTCCGTACGCTGATTGTAATATAGCCCTACTGACAGTTTGAAACTGGCATCCGGTAGTGAGAATCGGGTAGGGCACTTTTCTGTAGTGTTTTATTTTGTGTTTGTGTGTTGTATAGTGTACGGTCTGTGAAGATAGTGCACTTTTTTAATTAATCGGGCGGATGTGTATATCGTGGCTGAAACTGCGGTGAGGTGCACCAATATTCCGTGAGACCGGTTCGACTCCGGTTCCGTCCACAATAATAATCAAATAATTAATCTTATGGAAAAAGAAATTGTAGTTGACGAAAGCTATCAGACGAGAAAACTGTTTGATAAAATGAGAGTAGGGGATATCTATAAAGTTCCCTATGATAAATCCCGACATACAGGAATAAAATCAGAAGCTGCACGTAGAAATCGTGATGCTCGATTAACTAAAAAATTAAAGTCAAATATAGATTTGATGTTTCGGGTTTCAGAAACCGCAAATCCCGGATATACTTCTATTATTAGACTAAAGTAATATTTGATAACCATGCAAAGAGTATTGACTGAACTTACTCCTGAATGTGAACTGACCACCCAGATGTATATTTCAGGATTAGAAAAAGAAGAAATTGCTGAAATAAAATGTCGGGCATCTAGTACTATCAATAACCAGTTACAAAAAGCTTTTCAGGTTCTTAATGTCAAAAATGGAAGGCAGTTATGTCGTAGGTTCTATGAAAGGATTTCAGGAATTGAATTTACTTTTGATTTTTCCTCTGTTGTACGTGCATCTACGGCTTGGATATTTATTGGTATATTTTCCTTTTCTCTTTTTCATGAGCAAGGCGACATGAGAAGAAGTAGGAGAACAACGGTGGAAACTTCTGTAAGAGCAAGAAGAGTATAATAGCTATTTGCCGTCTAATATTAACTATAAAAATAGATTCTATGAAAACAATTCATAAAATACAAAATGTGATTGCGGTTATTGCTCTGGGGATGTCTATGCATTTAGCAACGCAATTGGAAATAACCACCAAAGAAACTATATCAGCCGCTATAATGGTAGTTCTCACTATAGTAATGTTACTAGAAAGAAGTTATAAAGAAATTCAATCAAAAGATAGGAGGATATAGAAATGATTGGAGTAGAAAGAATATTAGATGATACCCCCCTCTTTAAACTAACAGTTGGAGAATTTAAAAATTTATTTGAAAGCTTAGTACCAAAACCTCAGATAGTTGAGGAGGAAGAGTATGTATATGGATATAAAGGACTTGCTTCTTTATTGAACTGTTCTATTTGTGCTGCTAAAAATCTCAAATTAAGCGGTAAGATAGATAAAGCTATTATTCAAGAAGGTCGTAAAATTATGATTCATAAGAAAAAGGTTTTAGAGATTTTAAAGAATCGCAAATAATCATTCATTTATTAATTAACCCAATGCCGACACCCCAGGATGTCGTAGGGTGCGAGTCCCTGTATTTGAGTTTTACATGTTCTATACTATCCTAGTGCCCGTTGGTTCGGTATCTAGGAACAATCTTTTTTGTATATTAAAAATTTCGAAAGTGTCGGTTTGTGAAAATAGACGCTTTATTTTCGATTAACCATTTAATAATATATATATAGTTATGAAAAAAGTAATTGTAAGAGGAGATCGTTCCGGTGTATTTTTCGGATAGTTAGTAGAAAGAAATGATAGTGAGGTTAAGCTCGCAAATTGTCGTAGATTGTGGTATTGGGATGGTGCTGCTAGTATATCTCAATTAGCAGTTAATGGTACAACTAACCCACATGAATGCAAATTCACAGTTACGGTTCCAGAGATAGATATCCTGGATGTGATTGAAATTATCCCGTGTTCGGATGAAGCTGTAAAATCTATTGAAAGTGTACCGGTATGGGCAAGGTAATGGAAGATAGAATAAAGCAGTTTCTAAGTATTGTCTCTGGCGATGGCTATGGCTCTGGCTCTGGCTCTGGCTCTGGCTATGGCTCTGGCTCTGGCTATGGCTATGGCTATGGCTATGGCTATGGCTCTGGCGATGGCTCTGGCGATGGCTCTGGCGATGGCTCTGGCTATGGCTATGGCTATGGCTATGGCTATGGCTATGGCTCTGGCTATGGCGATGGCTATGGCATAAAATCCATAAATGGAAATTCTATTTATGTAGTAGATAATATACCTACTATTATCACAAATGTAAAGGGTAATATCGCAGAAGGTTTTATCCTTCAGTCTGATTTATCTCTTACTCCCTGTTTTATAGCAAAAGAGAACAATCAATTTTCTCATGGTAATACTCTACATGAGGCATTTGAATCTTTGCGAGAAAAGCTTTATGATGATAGTACAGAAGAGGAAAGGATCCTTAAGTTTAAAGAACATTTCTCTGACTTTTCTAGAAAGTATTCTGCTAAAGACTTGTTTATATGGCATCATGTACTCACTGGGAGTTGCAAGGCTGGAAGAGAAGCTTTTTGTAAGGACAAAGGTATAGATGTAGACAATGATAGGTTTACTGTATATGAGTTTATAGAACTGACTAAAAACTCGTATGGCGGTGAGATTATCCGCAAACTATCTTAACTTAATCCCGGTTTGCTTTGATCGGCACTCCGGGAGCAATTTAAACCACTTTAAATAATATAAGATATGAATTTAGAAAACTATGAAGTGCTTCCCGTTGAAGCGCAAGATGTACAAATTGTACAAGTTGATGCAGTAGAAAGAGCAAACGTAGATTCGCAGGTAGCAACAGCCAAACGTTATCCACGAGATATAAGACGTAGTATAGACAACTCTGTTGTAATGGCTACTATGAATCAAGAAACAGCCCAATCATGTAGTTACGCCCTTCCCCGTGGCGGAAAACCTATCACCGGTCCGTCCGTTCATCTAGCTAAAATAATTGTCTCTAATTGGGGTAATATGCGTACAGAAGCAAAAGTTGTGCAAATAACAGACAAGCAAGTCATCAGCCGTGGGACATGCTGGGATCTAGAAACTAATGTTGCTTCTGCATTTGAAGTTAGACGTAGTATCATTGGTAAAAACGGACAGCGATTTTCTGACGACATGATTACAGTTACGGGTAACGCTGCAAACTCAATTGCTTATCGTAATGCCGTATTTGCCGTTATTCCTAAAGCTATAACAGATAGAGTGTACTACGCAGCACAAAAATTTATAACCGGTGATTTGTCCGACTCTGACAAACTTTTGAAAGTAAGAACAGGGGTGCTGAATAATTTCAAAAACAACTATGGCATAACCGAAGAAGAAGTTGTAAAGATGTGCGGAAAGCAAACGGCAAATCAAATCGGTGCTGATGAAATTTCAATGCTAATGGGAACGATCCAGGCTCTGAAAGACGGAGATACTACAGTTGATGAATTAATGAAACCGATACGTGAAAGCAAAGAAGCAAAGAAAGATGCGATGAAAAAGGCTATATCTACATCCGTAGACGAAACTACTGGTGAAATTTTTAATCAAACTGAACAATGATAGAGCAGGGGTCAAAGGATTGGCTAGTTGCCCGATTGGGAAATTTCACGGGAAGCCGGATAGGTGACCTTATGACAAGCGGAAAGAAAAAAGGGGAGATGTTTGGAAAGACAGCCCTCTCCTATATCTATGAAGTTGCAGCGGAAAGAAATCTCCTTCCTAAATATATCAAGGATGATTTTCTGTTTGAAATATACCAGGAACAGGTAAGTGTCGGCAATAAATTTATTGATTGGGGACACGACAATGAAGATTTTGCTGCGGAACGGTATCAACTTGCTACTAGATGCGAACTGGAAGAATGCGAAAGCATTACTCACCCTACAATACCTTATTTTTCTGCTTCACCAGACCGCATATCAACCATTTGTAGTACAAGGAAAGTGGTTGAGATTAAATGTCCATTGCCTAAGACGTTCATGGAATACATGGCGGAGGTTAAGGATAACGACACACTTAAATCAGTAAACTCTAAGTACTTCTACCAGGTTCAAGCGGAAATGGCTTGTACGGGTTTAGAAAAGGCTGATTTTGTTGTTTTCTGTCCATTCTTGAAGCATAATATTCATATAGTAGAGATAACAAGGGATGAATCTGTTATCGCTGAATTTGAGAAGCGAATTCTGAAGGCTAATGAAATAATTGAAAAAATGGTAGGTAGCTTATGGAAAAAGAAATTAGCGAAATAAACGATTACCTGAACATTACCTGTTCAAATAATCCGGTAGAGATACAGGAAAGGATATCAGTCATAATGGTATACCTGAACCGATCCGGTGAAATGCTTGCGGATGCAAAGAAGCTACTCAGAAAGAAGAAATCCACAGAGATAAGTAATACTATCATCGCAATAGCAAAAGAGCAGTGTTTGTCGGCAAAGGTGCAAAATGCCTTGCTTGACAGCATAGCGGAGGATGAATCGTATTTGGTGGACAGGCTTGACCGGCTTAATGCTGCTTGTACGCATCAATTAGACGCCTTACGCACTTTGTTGAGTTACGAGAAGGAAGCTATGAGATTAAATAAAACGGGATATTAGGAAGTGTTATTCCAAATAACAGCTATTTGGAAGTTTTGAAATAAAAGTTATGCGAAATGCGAAAAACTAAAGTAATCCATGTCTACCTGATCTTCGAGAAGCGGAACTATTATTTCAGTTCGGTAACGGGTATATTTCGCCATTTGTCCGAGGATCAGATAGGCATCAAACAAAGTACATTGTCTCACAATACGGAAGATACTATTGTAACCGGTAGAGCTATAATCCGCAAGAGTGAGCTGTTAAGATAGCTTTGTTAACCTTTTTACCCCAGCCTGCCAGTCTGTGAAGATTGGCGGGCGAACATGGGCGTGAGACCGAAGTTGGTTATACGGAATGTGAATCCCGAGATGATTTCAATAAGGGAATGACATAGGCACGAAGGTTCGATTCCTTCCACGTCCACATGAAAATAACAATCACCAAACAAGAATACCAGACGATAGTCCGGTGCTTGAAAACGTCAGAAATCCTCATTAAAGGGTACAATTTGAGAGATGAAGATATTATTCGTAAAACTAGAAAGAAACTCCAAAGGAGTAAGGAGAAAGGTTGATATGACATTCGAAGAAATGAAAGCCCAGTACTGCGGTAAGAATATCCGCAAGAAGCCAAAGGATGAAGAGCATAAAATCCAGGTAGCGATGGTTAAATGGTTCAGGATGCAATACCCTTCTATGCGGCACAATTTATTTGCAGTCCCAAACGGTGGGAGGAGAGACGCTGCTACAGGTGCCAAGTTGAAAGATGAGGGTGTGCTTGCCGGAGTGGCTGACTTGATTCTGTTGAAAAGTAACCGCTTCTATGGTGCGCTGCTTATAGAAACCAAAACCCCAAAAGGCTCTCAAAGTCATTCTCAAAAGGAATGGGAAACCAAGATAACAGCAGACGGATATAAATATGTTGTCGTTCGGTCTTTAGGGGAGTTTATAGAGGTTGTGAATGGTTACTTAGCAGAAAAATAAGATTTTCATTTGGTATTTTGAAATTTGGGCGTATCTTTGCGGTGTTCACGCCAAGAACAAGACTTCTGAAAGAGATTAACGTGCATATTTTTATGTTCGTTTGTAAGCGTAATATTGCATAGATATAAGGCTATCAAATCCCATTGGATGCTCGTTATCTCTAACGGTGTCGGTTCTTGGCGGAACGGGAGGCGATAGCCTTTCTTGTTTTTAACAACTCAAATTTCGTTCAATGCCAAGAACCAACGAAATCAGAGTTAAGGCGAATAATAGTAACCCCAACTTTGCGCCCAGCAGTGCGAAAACTGTATCTTATGAAAAGTTCCTAATCGAAAAGAATTGCAAGAATGAAGCTTATGCTTTCATACTCTCGCAAGGATTATTCCAGCAATTCCAGGATTACCATTTTAGTCATCATTCAGACGATCCACACAAGGATTGTTTAAAGTTTCTGTTATCAAATATTTAAATTCTAACTAAATGGCGGAATGAGATACTTCCGCCTGTATCGCTATTGTCTAAAATTTAAATCAATATATTATGAATAAAATTAAAATCTTTCAGAATGAGCAATTCGGAGAGGTAAGAATTGCGATGAATGAGAATGAAGAACCATTATTCTGCTTGGCGGATGTGTGTAAAGTGCTTGAGTTAAGAGTAGACGCCGTACAATCAAGAATAAAGGATGCCCCCATTCGGTTTGGGGTCATAGATTCAATGGGTAGAGCACAGCAGATGAATTTTGTAACAGAAAAGAATCTATATAAAGTAATCATGCGTTCGGACAAACCACAAGCCGAACCTTTCCAAGATTGGGTATGTGGCGAAGTTCTTCCATCTATCCGCAAACATGGCGGCTATATTACAACCCAGCAAAATGATACTCCCGAAGAAATTATGGCACGTGCGTTGATTGTAGCACAAGAAACACTGAAACGAAAAGAGCAGCGCCTTATCGAAGCAGAAAGTAAAATTCAACAGGACGCTCCTAAAGTTCTTTTTGCCGATGCGGTCTCGACTTCCCAACGTTCTTGTTTGATCGCTGAATTAGCGAAGATACTACAGCAGAACGGTGTGAATATCGGTCAAAATCGCTTGTTCTCATGGATGCGTGATAATGGCTATCTCTGTCAGAAGGGACAATATTATAATCAACCTACACAAAAATCTATGGAATTAGGATTGTTTGAAATAAAACAAACAACAATAACCAAGCCAGATGGGACGGTGTTAGTTACTACTACAACGAAGGTTACGGGAAAAGGACAAATCTATTTTGTGAATAAGTTTCTAGGGAAAGATGCCGCATAAATCAACAGGGTTACTTGTCGGTAACCCTAAATAACTTTTAATTATGGATAAACATTTATATAATAAGCATGGCCCGCATACGAACAGTTAAACCCGAATTTTGGGAAGATGAAAAAATAGGGAAATTACCTATTCCATGTCGACTTTTCTTTATTGGGTGTTGGAATTTCGCAGATGATTTTGGTGTAATTAAAAGCAATGCTGCACTTCTTAAATCACAGATTTTTCCTTATGATGAAAATTTACGAGTATCTGAAATAAAAAAATGGATAGATGCCTTAGTAGATGCCCGGATGCTAATACCTATTATTCACAAAGAAGAAAGCTATTACATTATCCGCACATTTCGTAGCCATCAGATCATTGATAAGAGATACGATAAATCATACATCAGTAAAGATAAATCTTTAGTTAATGAATTGATTAGTAGGGCTTTAAAAAATGACGACGTGAACACCACGTCAACACTATGTCATGACGACGTGAACACCGCGGAGGAAATGGAAATGGAAAAGGAAGATAATAAAGAAACTTCTCCTAACGGAGAAGAAAAGAAAGGCGAGCTTTCTTTCCATTCTGTTTCGGGAAATATTGATTATAACGGCTTGATGAATTGGTACAATGAGTTGTTTAAAGATAAGCTTCCTGCTATAAAATCAATGACTGAAACACGTAAGAAAGCTGTTAAGGCACGCATAGCCCAATATAGTAAGGAAAGTGTAAGGACTGTGTTTAATCTTGTTCTTCAAAGTTCTTTCTTGCTTGGCGGAAATGATCGCAACTGGAAGTGTGACTTTGATTGGATATTCAAACAAGCCAATTATACTAAAATTTTAGAAGGTAACTACAATGGAACAAGGATTAGTAAAAATCAACAAGATAGCGAGCAGCGAAAACGTGATTCAGTTCTTGCAGTCGCTACAACCGTTCGAGAAGCTGCCGCAAAAAAGAGAAAGGAGCTTGAAGCAGAGGGCATTATTGGACAAATACCCTGATCCGGCACAATTCATTCTTGATTATAACCCGGATTTGCAGTTTAAAATTGTCAGATGTAATGCTACACACGCAGATTTAGCTTTAAATCTTGAAATACCAAGTTTGGGGCTTTTGGCTTCTACTTATGGGGATGAAACTCCTTTAGAGTGGCTTAAAATTCAATTTGGAACGTTGAATGATTTTGCAGAGGTATCTACAAAGATAGCCAAAACTCAACTTGAGGAATTGGCTGCAATATTTCTTTCGGAGTATTATTATATCAATGCCGCTGAAATATGTTTTTTCATAGCTCGTTTTAAATCTGGCAAATATGGGAGGTTTTACGGAGCCATTGATCCTATGAAGATAACAAGTGCTATGCTTGAATATATATCGGAAAGGAGAAAAGGAATTGATCGGCATGAACGTGAACAATATCGTTTACAGCGTCAAAAAGAAGTTGAAGAACGTGATAACAATAGTATATCTTATGTCGAATACCTTGAACAAGAGAAAAAGCTTGTGGAAAGCGGAGATAAGGATGCTATTAAAAGAGCTTCTATTCGTGTTGGAATTCCTTATATTGCTAAAATGTAATCAAACAATGAGAATACTCCTAAATATCCTCCTTCTCCTAGGAGTTAACATCTTATTTTATCTGGTAGTCTACGCAATATCAGACTACTTAATGGATACAATTAATTAAACAACGAATGGTGATGAAACAAAGTAAACTAACACACGGCTCTTTATTTAGCGGGATTGGCGGCTTTGAATTGGGGGCTGAAATGGCAGGCATTGATACTTTGTGGAATTGTGAGATAGAAAGATTTCAAGGTGAAATATTAAAAAACAAATTTCCTCATGCAGAAAGATTCACAGATATTACAAAAACAGCCGGACTCAGATATGTGGACATCATTAGTGGAGGATTTCCGTGTCAAGATATCAGCGTTGCCGGAAAACGTGAAGGTATTAAAGGCAAACGTTCCGGGTTATGGAGTGAAATGTACCGAATTATATGGGAGGTTAGACCTAAATACGTCATCGTTGAAAATTCGCCAGCTCTCGTTATTTCCGGTTTCGAACAAGTCTTATGCGACCTTTCCAAAATCGGGTATGATGCGGAATGGCAATGTATATCAAACTACGCTTTTGGATACCCACACAAAAGAGAAAGACTTTACCTTATTGCCTACTCCGATAAAATCGGATTGCAAGGCGACATTTGCAACGATGGACGCTTTAACTCGATATTTAAACAGTGGACATCAGATACGAGTATCGGCTATACTTGCGCAAAAAGGATTCTTGAAATCCCAGCGCATAGCACTGTTAGAAATGATGATGGGTTTCCCAATTGGACACACAGAGTTGGCTCAATAGGAAATGCTGTTAACCCTTGCATTGCAAAGTACTTATTTGAATGCATTAAGGAGTTTGATAAACAATTTTTTAATGAATAGGACCAAGTAACAACCTTGCAAGTTCTTGAATGATTATCAAGGAGTTTAATTTAAAACAGAATAGAAATGCGTGAAATAATTATAGATGGCAAGAAATATGAACGAATCAAAGTTAAGGGGAAAGAAAATTGCAACGATTGCGATTTAGCAAAAAATGTAAGAAGTTTAGCCTCTGTGCCTATTTGTTGTCAGGAAGGAAACGAAAAGATTATAAAATATTGTGAGAATCACCCTGATGTAATATACAAAGAAGTTAAACCATAACAAGAAAGAAAGGAATCAAATGAAGATAATAGTAAGTTTTTCTGGCGGAAAGGATTCACAAGCTTGCTTGATCCAAGCTGCCAATAAATACGGAGCCGATAAAATAGAAGCTGTTTTCTGTGATACTGGTTGGGAGCATCCCGAAACCTATCAACATATTAGTGACATGTGCAAACAGCTTGATGTTAAATTAGTAGTTTTGAGAAGCAAGAAATATACTGATTTTGTAGATATGTCTATCAAGCGCTCCCGGTTCCCGTCTTCCCAAAGAAGATTTTGTACTTCAGAATTGAAAATTAAACCGATGATTGATTACATTCTCTCACTTACTGAACCTTGCGTGATTATACAAGGCATCCGGGCAAAGGAAAGTGAAGAGCGTGCTAAACTTCCCTATGAATGCAATTACTTTGGGGAGTATTACGAACGCATTAAAAAGAATCGCAAAGGAAAGATTGTTGAAGTATGGAAGCAGGATTATCGTAGAAAAGATGTACTTAAATGGTGTGAACACTATGATGCAAGCGTTTCCCGTCCGATTTTTCAGTGGTCGGCACAAGAAGTAATAAATCATATCTTATCTGCCGGACAAAAGCCAAATCCTTTGTATTCTCATGGATTTTCCCGTGTTGGTTGCTATCCTTGTATTATGTGCCGAAAGCAGGAAGTCAAACTCATTTCACAAGAAGAGTTCGGGCGTAACCGCTTGATAGATGCAGAGCAAAGGATGAAAGAAGAAACTCCAAAAGGTTCGTCTTTCTTCTCACCCGGTTACATCCCCAATCGCTTCTGCAAGAATAGGACTTATCCAACAGTACAGGAAGTTTTCAAGTATGTGAACCGTAACGATGTCGGTATGGATGATATGTTTGAGCCAGAAGGTGGGTATAGCTGTATGAGTCTTTATCATGGACTTTGTGAATAGGAGTTTAATTTAAAACAGAACAGAAATGAAAGAAATAGAACTATATAATGACCATTTTCAAGAAGTTTGGAAAATTATTCCTGAAACAGACTATTCATACCAAGCATCTTCTTTTGGTAGAATAAAATCTGTTGATAGAAAAAGATATTGTAAAAATGGACATACATGTATACATAAAGGAAGAATTATTAAATACGGTATTCAAAATAATGGATATTGTATCGTTTGGCTAAGAATAGGGAATAAAACTAAGGCTTTCACAGTTCATAGACTTGTTGCAAAAACCTTTATAAATAACCCTTTAAACCTTGAACAAGTTAATCATAAAGATGGTAATAAATGCAATAACCATGTTGATAATTTAGAGTGGTGTAGCCGAAGTGATAATTTAAAACATGCATATAGGGAATTACATCAAAAGAGACATTCTTATACAATGGTAAAATGTGTTAACACAGGCGAGGTTTTTGAATCTGTAAGATTAGCAGAAAAATCAAAAGGTTTATGCAAAGGGGATATATCTCAAGTATTAAATGGCAGGAGTAAAACATCAGGAGGATTAAAATGGATAAAAATATAAAACCTAAGTTATTCAATGACCATTTCCAAAATTTCCGTTCTTATGGAATCCCAAAAGCCCAGTTAATTATAGCCGATGTCCCTTACAATTTAGGCAATAGTGCTTATGCTTCTAACCCTTCATGGTATGTGGACGGAGATAACAAGAACGGTGAAAGCGACAAAGCAGGCAAACAATTCTTTGATACCGATAAAGATTTTCGCCCTGCCGAGTTTATGCACTTCTGCTCCCAAATGCTTGTAAAGGAACCCAAGGAAAAAGGCAAGGCGCCTTGCATGATAATCTTTTGTGAATTTGAAGACCAGTTCCGGTATATTGAACTGGGTAAAAGATATGGGCTGAATAATTACATCAATCTTGTATTCAGAAAGAACTTTTCAGCGCAAGTCTTGAAAGCCAATATGAAGATAGTCGGCAATTGTGAATATGGATTGTTGCTTTACCGCGATAAGCTTCCAAAGTTTAACAACGATGGTCGGATGATCTTCAATTGCTTTGATTGGGTGGTGGACAATGAAACTCCGAAGGTTCATAGCACGCAAAAGCCGGTTCCTTTGCTTCGCAGACTGATAGAGATATTCACCGACAAAGGTGATGTCGTTATTGATCCATGTGCCGGAAGCGGTTCTACCTTATTAGCTGCTGCCCAGTTGGGACGCAGGGCATACGGATTTGAGATTAAAAAAAAGTTTTTTGCTGATGCGAATAAATTTGTGTTATCACGTATCCAGCAATCGCTATTTGTGTAATTTAAATAGAAATAGAAATGAAGAATATAGAAAAAGCCGTACTTGTTTTAAACTTGTACGGCAGTCCAAAAGATTGCAACTATTGCGAGTACTACAATGGTTAAATGTCAAGGAAGTTAGCGTCAAAAAGCGAAATTAATCCGCATTTAGGGCATCTAACGGCAATAACAGGCCATGAATTAACTGGTGGAATGACTCATGTTGCAATCAGAAAATGAAGTATAACGAACTCCGTGAAAAAATGCACGGGAAGAAATATTAATCTAATAAACCATAAAAATGAACATAGGATTAATAGATGTTGACGGTCATAACTTCCCCAATTTCGCCCTTATGCGTGCCTCTGCATATCATAAGGTAAAAGGGCATCGGGTAGAATGGGCTACTCCTTTCAGCAGATATGATAAAGTTCTAGCGAGCAAAGTATTTACTTTCACTCCTGATTTCAACTATTTGTCATTACAGGCTGATATTATCGAAAAAGGAGGAACCGGTTATGATATTCATAAGAAGCTTCCATTTGAAATATCTTGTAGCACACTTATGGATTATTCTATTTATCCACAATATCGTTTTTCGCTCCAGTTCTTTTCAAGAGGCTGCATCCGCAAATGCCCTTTCTGCCTCGTCCGTGAGAAGGAAGGATACATTCAGGCCGTAGAACCGGTAGAACTGAACCCGAAAGGAGAGTGGATAGAGGTATTAGACAACAACTTCTTTGCGAATCCGAACTGGAAAGAGGCTATTGACTATCTGCTAAAGGCCGGACAGCCTGTGAAGTTGCATGGAGTTGATGTTCGAATAATAGATGAAGAACAGGCGTATTGGTTGAATAAGTTAAAGATGAAGCAGAACATCCATATCGCATGGGACCTGCCGCAGCTTGACTTGACTGATCGGCTGAAAGAGATGATTAAATACGTGAAGCCCTACAAGATAACCTGTTATGTGTTGGTCGGTTTCAATTCGACTATTGAACAGGATTTGTTTCGGCTTAACACATTAAAAAGTTTAGGTATTACTCCATTTGTTCAGCCCTATCGGGATTTTACAAATGAAAGAAAGCCCAAACAATATGAGTTGGACCTTGCAAGGTGGGCGAACAAAATGTGGTTGTTTAAATCATGTGATTTTGCAGATTTCTCACCTCGAAAGGGATTTAAGTGTAATTGTTATTTATAATCAATTATATAAAGAAAAACCGTAAAATAGAGTAATATGAAACAGACATTAGAAGAAGCAGTAAATAGCATCAGCGGCGTACATCCTGATTGGAGTCGATTAGAATGTTTCAGAAAGGGATTTAAAGAAGGCGCTAAATGGCAGGCAAAGCAATCCCCGTGGATAAGAGCCAAAGACCAATTACCACCAGTAGACGAAGAAGATATTTCAGAGCAGAGCGAACCTGTATTAGTAAAGATTAGCGGGCATTGTGAACCTGAAATTCTTGTCTATAACAAATACTATCATGTGTGGGACACTTCGGATAGTGATGATTATTCATGTAATATATCTGATGATGATTTGTGGATGCCAATCCCCTCTTTCGATGAGATACTCGAAGTCAACAAGGATGTACTGGAACGGATTAAAGAGAAAGGAGACTGAATATGAAAGTAAAGAACGGAATAATAATAGACGGAGTGCTGCATGAATTGAAGGAAACGAAACGTAATGATTGTTTAAAATGTTCGTTACGTGATTTATGTAAAAATGAGTTCGGAAACGGGTGTCTATGTTGGATTAATTTAGCTTCGGAATCAGAGATGACAAATAGTGAATTTAAGTATCGTGGCAAAGTGACAGATATTAAGATAGATAAGGAGGAATGACTATGGGATTTACAATACCGTGCTTTACAACACCGTGTTTTGTATTAAAGAACACATTCCAACTTCGGAAGAAGTTGGAAAAGTTGGGATATTATTTGAATCCTGAATGTATAGACGATGATAGAGGGAATTATCTATTTGTAAATAGAGAATATTATTTAAACAGACCTTTAGGGTATTTGGAAGAACTATCTCGTTCTATTGATTGTGGAGATAACGAGGAGCTTTTCTTGTCTATCGCTTCACTCAGGGATGATACAGACAAGTATCAATGGTTTATAATGGATGTAGAAATATATGTTTATATTCCTAAAGGTACTTGGTTTCAATCTACAGATCGTAACGGAGGAAGGCATGTTGGAACTCAGATAGAATCACTTTATTGTCACAAGGCTACCGTAGAAGAGCTAATCGAACACTTTAAAGAGAAGGGGGTGAATCATGGATAGCGTACAGACACAGACCATTTCTATCAATGGAAATGATGATGCTGTGGCATATATTGATTTTTGTGATGGAGATTTGTGTGTCTCTGTTGTGGTAGAGGGCAAGCAGGCAGACTTTCACTTTGAACCTATTACTTTGAAGATGTTTGCCTATGCTTATAAGTTGCATTGTGAAGAATTTAAATAAGGAGGAATAAAATGGATCGTACAATAAAATTCCGTGCAAAACGAATAGACAATAACAAATGGGCTTATGGCGGGTTGATCCAAGCCGATGATTATTGCATCATAGACCAAGGAAATGAACTTTATGTTGAAAGAGATTACAATTTTAGAGGTGATACACATTTCTTTCAACTATCGGGAGTTATGTGTGATGAAAAGACCGTAGGTCAGTTCACGGGTTTATTCGACAAGAACGGAAAGGAAATATATGAAGGAGACATAATCGAAGGCTTTGATATTATAATTGAAGTTTGGTATTCGGAAGATAGGGCTTGTTTCATAGCAGAAATGAAAGAACCTCAAAATTGTATGGTGGATATTCTTGGTGGTTACGATACTGGAAGAATGGAAATTATTGGCAACATCTACGATAACCCAGATTTAAATAAGGAGGAATAATCATGAAGAAAATAATGTTCAATGATGAATTTGGCTTAACCCAAGCTGTATTGGAAGGGCGGAAGACTATGACGAGAAGAATAATCAAATGTCCAAGAACTTTTAGGGGAGAATGGGTCGCAGGATTCAATATACACAGAAGTCCTTCTGATAAAAAGATAGTTGGCTTTCCTTGTATGTACGATGCAGACGAAAGAGAGTTTGATGGTGGAGAAATCCTGCCACACTACAAGATCGGTGAAATCGTAGCCGTAGCGCAAAGATATGCTGACATAGGCATAGAGCCTTTCCCTTTTTGTGAAGCGGGTTGGCGGAATAAGATGTTTACAAAATCCGACCTAATGCCCCGCCATATTGAATTTACAGATCGTAAGGTTGAACGCTTACAGGATATATCCGATGAAGATTGCTTGAAAGAGGGTATATATGAAGATTCGGGTGATGATAAGTTTCCACCATCCATATTTTATGAATTTGAGGGAAACAAAGACGATGGATTTGATACTCCACGTGAAGCCTTTGCTGTCCTCATAGATAAAGTTTCCGGCAAAGGCACATGGGATAGTAATCCATATGTATTTTGTTATGAATTTGTTTTAGTTGACTAAGGAAGGAATAGCAATGAAAGATCATCAATTTGAAGAGATAGTATTTTGGTTATCGCTGATTGCTTGTTTGTTGGCTTATCATTCAGGTATAGTATGGTTAGTTAGCATTATAGCAGTAATAAGTGTAATGAACTGTATTTCTGCGATTGTAACAGCTTGGAAATATGCAAGGAGTGAACTAAAGAGAAAATACCTAATAGTCCGAACTATAAAAAGATGGTTTTGTCGTCATAAATGGGAGTTTGTAAGAAAAGATAGCGTATGTTCCATGGATGAAAGTCACTGGTATAAAGTTTTAACTTATCAGTGCATAAAATGTGGAAAGATAAAAGTCGTTAGGCCTAATGAGCCGGATTGCGAAGAAAATAGAAAGGAGGAATAGCCATGCCAATAAGCGAAACAGCAGAATTAATACTTAAAATAGCGTTATTCATCCTCAATGCCACAACCGTTGCCATTGTTGTAATTTTGATAAGCAAATGGCACAGACGCATGGAGGACAAGCTGAATGGCATCAAAAGTTATATTCAGCACGTAACGGATCGCAATGACATCGTATACATCAATCAGCTTGAAGAGATAAAAAGAATACTGATAGAGTCTGAACGTTACGAAGATGCAGCCAAGATAAGCAAGTGCATTGAGGATGAATACAGTAATCTTAAAAGAAAAATAGAAGACGGAGAATAAATAATTGATCCTTTAAAATGATTATGAAGCAAGAAATAAACAGCAACCTACTGGCGGAATGTATGAAGGAAGCCATGAAAGTGGAATTCCTGGAAACCAGCGAAGAGATAGAATTATATGCTTATGCCCTGTATAATGCGGAAATGTGGGGGAAGAGTGTAAAATAATAAACTGAAATTACTAACTTTGTGCTACATGTCAAGTGGCATGTAGCTAATCAGACGAAAAGACATGAAGTTATCAGTAAAACAGGAAAAATTTTGCAATTACTATATTGAGTGCGGGAATGCATCTGAGGCTTATAGGCGTGCATATTCCTGTTCTAATATGAAAGATGAATCGATAAATGTTAAGGCTGTTGAATTGTTAAACAACGGTAAGATTACGGTAAGGGTAAAAGAGCTTCAAGAAGAACTAAAGAGGAAATCAGACATTACAAAAGAAGAGGTATTAAATATGCTTAAAAGCTTTATGTATGCTGACATACGTAATTTCCTTACCATAAAAAACGGCAATGTCATTTTCAAAGATAGCGAAGATTGGACTGATGAAATGGCAATGCAGGTCGAAAGCGTGAAACAAGGAAAGGATGGGATTGAAATAAAACTAAATGGGCGTACATGGACTATCCAGCGCATTTGCAAAATGCTTGGCTTTGATTCTCCTCAAGATATGAATATAAACATTGTATCTCCTATGAGTAAAGAGGAAGCCAAACGAATAATAGAAGACTTATGATGGGGGAAGGATATGATTACATACGGGCATTTTGCTTGTCAGGAACATTGAACTATACGAGGTATTTCTTTAAAGCAAGATTTGGTCGTAAATTTGTAGTAAACGACCATCACGTAAAGATATGCCAGGCTCTTGATGATGTGATTGACGGAAAAATAAAGAAACTGATTATAAACATAGCTCCGAGGTATTCCAAGACGGAATTAGTAGTTAAGAATTTCATATCGTATGGACTTGCAATCAATCCATCTGCCAAATTTCTTCATTTGTCTTATTCTGATGATCTTGCTAATGATAATTCGGAGGAAGTAAGAGATATAGTTAAGTCGGAAGAATACAAGCGTATATTTCCTTATGTAAGCATAAAGAAAACTAGTGATGCAAAAAAGAAATGGTACACAACAGAAGGAGGTGGCATGTACGCTACGGCTGCTGGGGGGCAAGTTACAGGTTTTGGAGCTGGTGCTGTAGATGATGAAAACGATTTATCCGAAGCATTAGAAGAATTCAAACCTTCTTCTAAATTTGCAGGTGCATTGATTATTGACGATCCGGTTAAGCCTGAAGATGCGATATCTGACACTCCTAGGGAAAAAGTAAATCAAAGATTTGAAACAACAATAAGAAACCGTGTAAACTCACGGAATACCCCTATCATAATCATCATGCAAAGGCTTCATGAGCATGACCTTTGCGGATATTTAATGGAAACGGAGCCAGGAGAATGGACTGTTTTGTCACTTCCTGTAATAGTCTATGAAAATGGAGAAGAGAAAGCTTTATGGGAGTTTAAGCATACACTTGAAGAACTGCATAGAATGCAAAAAGTAAACAGCTATGTCTTTGAAACTCAATATATGCAGAATCCTACTCCTATGGAGGGCTTAATGTATAGTAAATTTAAAACTTATGATACTATACCAATCACAAATAGGGCAATAAGAAAGAATTACACAGATACAGCAGATACGGGGAGTGATTATTTATGCTCTATTGATTATATTGATACGGAGATAGGAAATTTCATTCTTGATGTCCTTTTTACACAAAAGGACATGGATTTTACCGAGCCGGAAACAGCTAAAATGCTTACTAAAGACCAAATATCCAAGGCGAACATAGAAAGTAATAATGGAGGAAGAGGATTTGCCAGGAATGTAGAGAAACAGATGCGGATGATTGGCAACTCCAAGACCCAAGTAAGCTGGTTTCATCAGTCAAAAAACAAGGAGGTTCGGATCTTTACCAGATCTTCCGAGGTGATGAATCTTACTTATTTTCCTGCTGATTGGAAAAGGAGGTGGCCGGAGTTTGCGTCTCAACTGAAAACATATAGGAAGAAAGGAAAGAATGCTTATGATGATGCTTGCGATGCTCTTACAGGAACTGTAGAGATGAGAGGTGAGATAGATGTTCTGTACTATAATAAAGAGGCAATAGGGGGAAATAATCAGATATTTGTTGAAATACACCCGAATATAAACGGATTGTTTATAATGGTTTCTTATTGCGTTGCTGGCGGAAAGATATTCATGATTGATTGCTTGTTCTCCGATTCGTTAATACCTGTTGACCAGCTTATTAATAAAATAGACGGGAATGCACAAATGGAGATACCTGTTGAGATGAAACATTATGCAGACGATTATAGAAGGCGTGTTGATCATAATTTGTGGGTAAGAGAAGAAACAGCAGACAAGAAAACCATGATTGAATCTTATAAATCGATTATTAAAACAATCTGTTTTCCAGAATTGGATGATTCATTTAGTGCATTAATAGCTAATATGTCTGATTATGACGGCATTAACAGTTTTGAAAGTATGTATGTGCTATCTTGTGTATGTGCTCGTGTAAAGTCTTCTGAAATGATATAATTGCATGAAAATATTTTTTTATTTTTATTTGGACTAAATAGAAATAATATATATATTTGCGGTGAGGATTACCAATCCCTTCGTGTGAAGACGCACGGAACCTATACGTTTTTATACTATCGGATTTTTTCGTTAGTGTTTTTGTCCGTAAAGACCTCTTCATTTCGTAGGGAATGGTTATCTCAAATCAGATAATCATTCTTTTTATGTCTAAATTAGGAAATTGGTTTCAAAAAAAGATTAATATATCTGTTCCCTCCATGAGAGAGACAGTAAAAGCTATTGAAAAGGATTCTAATGGGAATTTCTGGTATCTTTCCAATTTCTTCTCGCCATCTGGTAAAATTAAAAATGATTATGATCTAACATTGGATAGGGATAAAGCAGATTCTCTTCTTGTATGTACCCCGTTTTCTACTGTTGTAAATAAAATAGGTTCTCTTTTTGCGAATGGGAAAATATATGTCACAGATAAGGAAGGTAATGAAAAAGAGGAATATAACGACATTAGAGAGTTGTTGTCACGTCCTAATCCACTTCAAACAAGGGTTGGCTTTTTAAAAGAGATTGAGATGTCTCTTAAACTTTTCGGATATTGTCCTATTTTCACTGTAAGAGCAGCAAAAAAATCATTGCCACTCGCAATGTATGTCATACCTGCACAGATATTTCACATGGTTTCTTCTGGGAAACTATTTCGCCAGTATGATATAAAGGATATTGTTTCTAGCGTATACTTGGAGTGGGATGGTTTGCGGGAAGAATTATCAGACGAAGACTACTTTGTAATTTACGATAGTTCTGCAAATGTTAATGGTTCCAATCGAGACATAGAATTCTCTTCTGTTACAGACTCCCTTTCTATGCCGGTTAATAACTGGATTGCAGCGATGACAGCCAGTTATCAGTTAATTGTAAATGGCGGTCCCAAAGGTATTATTTATTCTGATTATACCGATAAGATGGGTAATCAAGTTATGACACCAGAGGAAAAAGAAATATTGGAATCTAAACTAAAAGAAAAATATGGTATTCTCAATAAATTCCCAATTCTGACATCAAAGATAAAACTTGGTTGGATTCCTTTGAATTATGATTCCTCCCAGCTTAAACTTCATGAAGAGGATGAACGATGTAGCAGAAAGATATGCAATGCGGTAGGAGTTGATTATAGCTTATTTGATGAATCTAAATATGACAATAAAAGCATAGCTGAAAAATCAGCTTATCAAGGTCTTATTATTCCTGATTCTGAAAAAGTTGCAGAAGCTTTAACGGACGCTATTTGCCCTAAGGGTGTTTTTATAAAGCTGGATTATACCCATGTAGACTGCCTTCAAAAGGATAAATCATCATCTTCTTCTGCATTTCAGAAAATGGCTTCTTCTTTAATTCAGTTAGTTGAAAAAGGTCAAATAACTCTTGATGAATCCAGAAATGAGCTAGCAAAGTTTATAGATATTGATCCTGATAATCCAAAAGGTGAATTAAAAACTAATAACTCTATTGAAAATGGATAAAACTAATAAATATAGCGGAAGAATGGGGATGCAGTATAAGACATTCTCCATTTATGCTAAAGAAGTAAATTACGACAACGAAAGCCGTACTATTAGCGGTTATGCTGCGGTCTTTGGGAATAAAGATAAAGCCGGAGATATATTGGTTAAGGGTTGTTTCTCGAAGAGTATCCAAGATCGAGGTCCAGAGAGCTCTGCAAATGACAAGATAATCATGTTGTGGATGCATAACATGAATGAACCTATAGGTCGGATTACAGTATTGAACGAAGATGAAAAGGGGCTTTATTTTGAAGCAATAATAGATGAAGTACTGAGAGGAGAACAGGCAATAAAACAGCTCGAATCTGGAACTTTAAACCAGTTCTCTATAGGTTATCAATATGTGTGGGAAAATTGCGAATACGATGCGGAAAAAGACGCTTTCATTGTGAAAGAGGTAAAGCTTTATGAGATATCAGTAGTCTCTATCGGTTGCAATGGGAAAACTGAATATTTGGGGTTAAAATATATAGAAGATACTGAAAAAGCTTATGAAGAATTAAATTTCGAAATATCTGAAATGTGTTCAGGAATGTCCGCATCCAAGCAACAGAAGATACAAAAAATTATATCAAAAGCAATGTCACTTGCATCTTTCAAGCCGGAGAATCGGAAAGAATCTTCACTTGAAGAAAAGGAAGCCGACATGCATGGAAATAAGGTGAAATCGATGTTCAAAAATTTAAAATTAAAGTAAGTATGGGAAAAGAAGTGAAAAAGATTGAGTTTAAAGACTTTCTTGATACAAAAGGATTGTCCGAAGATGAATCTAAGGTTTTCGATGTGTTTTCCAAAGGGCTTGACGGCTATATGGAAGCTCTCTTTGATCAGTTTATAAAAGATGAAATTGATTCTAAGTCCATGAAGGAATCAATCGAAGATGCAACAAAATCTATTGAGGAGTTAAAGAAAGAAGTAAAAGGATTTGCAGATAGTGAATCTATCAATGAACGCTTAAAATTTTTTGAAGAAACAATTGTACGCATTAAGGCGGCCACCGAAAAGACAAAAGGAGGGACATATAAATTAAAGTCTATTGAAGATCAACTTCGGGAACAGCTAAAAGCTTATATTACCGAAAACCAAAATGGTTGTTCTACAGTTGATTTGAAGTCTGCATGCAAAGCGTCTCCGGGCAATAAGTTAGAGTTGAATCTGGTAGTAAATACAAAGGATGCTGCAGTTATATCGTCTGGTTCTTTGGCCCCTCATTATGGTGTTGAAATCGATCCCAATTTATCTGTAAATCCAAGATCTCAAACTGTAATTCGTAATTATGCAAGTGTTTCTGGGACTAACAGCAGGTCTCTTATTTATGCAGAATATGTTAGTAAAGATGGTGATGCAGCTTGGGTTCCCGAAGGCGGATTAAAACCGTTAATGGATGCAACTTTAGCAGAAAAGACCGTTACGGCAGCCAAGGTCGCTATTGCTGCTAAATTCACAGAGGAAACTCTTTCTGATTTTCCAAGCTTTGTGAATGAGGTACAAACGGAAATGGTCAATAAGCTTGGTATAAAGGAAGAACAGGGAATTTTGGAAGGTACAGGATCGTCTGGAGAAATCAAAGGTGTGGCCGCAGATATGCCGGCTTTCTCTTTGACAAACTTCTATATTGATAAGGCTAATATGTTTGACGCTCTTGTTGCTGCTTATTCTCAAATCGTCTCCACTAGTGAAATGGCTTATCGTCCAAACTTGGTGTTGATGAATCCTTTGGATTATGCTTCAATGCAATTAACGAAAGATGCTAACGGACAGTACTTACGCCCATTCCGATACAACGATGAGTTGATTCAGGGATTAAGAGTTGAAACTACTACCGCAGTAGCACAGGGGGACTTTATCATGGGAGATTTCTCTTATTTGAATATTCGTGACTTATGGGCTCTTTCAATTTCTCTAGGTTGGGAAAACGATGATTTCAGAAAGAATATTGTAACGGTGCTTGCTGAAAAAAGGCTGATGTGTTACATCAAGTCGCAATATAAGACAGCATTTGTTAAGGACAAATTCAATACAGTTATTGAAGGTATTACCAAATCAGTTTGATTAAAGTATGGGAAGAGAATATAATATGAATTTGACAAAACGCTACAAGGTAACGTTTATCAAAGATGGTACAATGTATAAAAGTGGAGAGGAAGTTATGGTAGGCATGCCTCTTGCCAGCAAGTTTTATGCAGAAGGTAAAATTGAAGCGACTAGCGAATTAGTTAATGATGCCAAGGCTTTAGGATGCGAAGAACTTTTCACAAAACGTAAAAAGATTAATTCATGATTATTGACGGTTCATACTTTACGGGGATTCTAAATATTGGCATTATCTGGGATATAGATAATGATTCACCAACTAGAATGGCGGAAAGAGATAATTTGCAATCATATATTGATTTGTATGAAAGAGAATATCTCCGACTTGTTTTAGGGGAAAGTATGAGCCGTAAATTTATTGAATATCTTTCATCAAAAGAAGATAAGGTCGATAAATGGAAAAAATTGAAGGATAAACTTTCTTTTCGGGGATATAGTCCGGTGGCTAATTATGTATATTTTCATTATGTAAGAAGATGTGGCATAAAACAGACTCCGGTAGGAACTGTATATGCTTCTGGAGATGAGAAGGCTAATCCTAATATTCTTTTGGTTTCTGCCTGGAACGATATGGTACAGATGAATAAGGACCTGTATGACTTTCTTAAATCAGATAAGGAATATGAAGGTTTTTCTTTCAACTGCGCTATGCTTGAATATATTAATGGAATGGGAATATGAAATCAATTAATGACATATTTAGAGATGTTGTTGCAGATACTGCTAAGATATACGGTAATAACGTATCTTACATGTTTGGGGATTGGGAATACATTGCAGGTCAATTGACAGAATGGAGTGAGTCTCAGAAAACAAGTTGCTTAAAATTCCCTATAATATGTCTGTATTCACCATATATCGAAGATCGTACATCCAAAACTTTCGGTGCAACTCTTGAATTTCTTATTATGATTGATACTCAAAAAGGGTATACTAACGAGGAAAGAGAGAAGGTTTCTTTTCAAAGAGTGCTTCGGCCAGTGTATGATGCATTTATTCGTAGCATATTATCCTCTCCTGACCTGATTAATGAATATAGCGGTATAGTTCCCCATTTGTATACGGAAAACTACCGATATGGCAGAAAAGGCGTGGAAGCTGACGGAAAACCATTTAGAGATTTCATTGATGCTATTGAGATAAAGAATTTGAATATAAAAATCAAAAATAATAAATGTTATGGCGATAGAACTTAGAGAATGTGCTGGTATAGCTCAGTTTAATACCGGTTCCTCAAAATGTTTGCTTGATCCCGGAAAGGTAAAGGCTATTATATTGACTATGCATGGTTATAAGCTACCGGCAAATGCGACTGCTGAATTACTGGAGGCTGCTTGTCACGATGATAGACCAAATCGAATCTTTCCGATTAAAACCATTATTGAATACGCACCTTCTGGCGGTGAAGCGAATAAAAACGCTGTCGGTTACGGTCCAAATAAAATCACTTCGTATTCAGCAAAAGATGATGTGTGGACTGTCGATGAATATGACGCCAGTTTAAAGGCAAATATCATGGCTGCTAAAGGAGTGGCTTTTGATGCCTATTTCGTGGATGAAAACAATGTTGTTTATGGGATGAATGACGGGACTGATATTTTAGCCGGTATTCCTCTTGCTGGTATATATCCGGGTGGCCAAGATTGGGATTCGTCCGGTACCGAGGCTAATTTAACGGTAGGCACAATGTTCAAGGACTATGAGAAGTATGTGAAAAATGCTGATTACCGTGTATATAAGTTCGATGTAGTGGAAGCCTTGAAAGGCCTTGTATATGTTGAACTTGTAAAACTGGATACCGGAGAGAACAATTATAAATTGAAAGAGCACTTTGGAAATCTGGATATCACTTCTTTCTTTGGTGCGGTACTGGCTGAAGGTGCAACAACTTGTTTTGATGGTGGGGTGTCCGCTGTTAAATTTGAGAATGGAAATTTGGTTATCACAGCAACCGGTACTCCTTCCTTGAAGTCTCCGAAGGTTCTACAAGAGAATGGTGTTGTCGGTATTGAACAATGGAAGGCATGAAAGTCGAAGGTATCAATTTCGTAGACGAAGAAGTGCGGAAAATGAAGAAAAAAGAGTTTATTGCTAAACATAAAGTCCTTTTTTCTGGTCGGACTGAAAATGAAAAGGAAAGTATTCTCTCTGATATCTATGATAGAATTGTAGGTGTCAGATCTCCTTCAGAGAGTATTATTTAAAGTGGTTATTTTTCAGAGGAGGGAGGGCTGTAGCCTTCCCTTTTTCTATTATTTATCAATTGAATATGGCTACAATAAAAGAAGCATTGGATAATGTGACAGCTTTTGTTAATGGGTTTGAAGGAGAGATTCAAAATACCATGGATTCGAACAAATCTCTTGTTAGGGAATTTGTGACAGAGCAGTTGTATTCAGGTGTAAATGGGAATGATAAACCATTGCGACCGACTTACTTGAATGACCCTTGGTTTGCTACTGATGAAGCCGGGAAGTGGAAGAACAATGCAAAGGGGTACGCTAAGATGAAGAAGAGAATAACAAAACCTACTCCCTCTTTCCAGGGCTATCCGGCTAGAGATATTTATACTCCCAACCTCATTATAACAGGCGAATTCTATGATTCTATACGTGTCTCTTCGTCCTCAAAGGGATTGAAGATAGAAACAAGAGGAAGCGACATAGGCCCGGATATAGAAAGGAAGTATGGGAGTGCCATATTGGGAGTAGGAGGGAAGTCTCGTGAATACTTCCTCAAATATGTACTTAATCCGGCTCTCAAAAATTACTTTTCAAAATTTGGCGTATTATGAGTTGTTGGTGTCAAGGCAATAAGAGGCTTGCTTCTGAAGAGAAAATGCGGGAAATCGCAAAGAAGGCGGCTAAAATGGAGAAATCAGTGTATGTTCTATTCAAAAAAGAGGATGGCAGTATTTGGTATGCAAAAGAGGGAGAAGAATACAAAGGTGTTTTCGTCGAATACATATATCCGTAATACGAAGAATAGAATAATATTTGGTGTGCATTGTTAGAAAAATCACGGGGGTTATACAAAAAGTTTAGGAAAAATAGAACAATAAAACACCGTCGAGAGAAAAATAAAATAATTGTTTGCCAAATAATAAAAACTTGCTATATTTGTAGTGCGATACAGCTTGGGGAAGCGCATATAAGATATTAAGTATTTCCATAGAGTTGGGAATATATAAACAGTGCCGAAAGATCCTCAAGCGTTCGGTGCTGTTTTTTTTATATTCCTGTGTGTGAAAGGGCACACTACGAAAATTGTATGAATGATATTCAGATTTTCAAAAATGAAGCTTTCGGTGAAGTGCGTGTAGCCGGAACAAGTGAAGAACCATTATTCTGCTTGGCAGATGTTTGCAAGATACTTGATTTGCATACAGGTATGACCAAACAAAGGTTAGATGAAAAGGGTGTAAGTTTGATTGATACCCCTACAAATGGAGGGATTCAGCAGCTTATATATGTGAATGAAAAGAATCTATACAAGGCTATCATGCGTTCGGATAAACCACAAGCAGAACCTTTTCAAGATTGGGTATGTGGAGAAGTTCTTCCTTCTATCCGCAAACATGGTATCTATGCTACCGATAACGTTATAGATCAAATCTTAAACAACCCGGATTTTGGTATTGAGATTCTCACTAAGTTAAAAGAAGAACGGTCGGCACGCATTGAAGCAGAGAAACAGGTAGCAGTACTAACTCATGTCAATAAGACCTATACATGTACGGAGGTTGCGAAAGAGCTAGGGCTTAAATCGGCAATTGAACTCAATAACCGTTTAAAAGAACTTGGCGTACAATACAAAGTTAATCAGACGTGGGTTCCATACACCAAATACTCTACGCTTGGTTGGTTTGATATAAAGCAAGAGGTTGCTGACAACGGTCATATTATCTACCATAGAAAGATTACCGGAATTGGCAGACAGGGTATCATCAATCTGTTGGCAATGTGATTAATCAAAGAAAGGGCAGTCCTAAGCTACCCTTTCCCGCTGATTGGCGTCAACTAATGTGCCGGACCGAAGCCCCTGACAAAATCTATTTCTTGTTAATAAGCTCTTGTAGCATCTTGTTCGTCTCGACAGCTAACGAAGTCATAAGAAAGCCATCCTTGCACATCTCATGTACTTGACCGAATATCCGCTTTAGATTCGATTCCATGCTTTCTTTCGGGTTGTACGTAACTTCTTCTTTCCCGTAGGGTATCAGCCCTCCGTATGTGCTTCCGTGCTTCTTTCTGCCATTCTTTAAGTTTTCCTGTAGCGACAGGTTAAACTCTTTGACTTGCTTCCTTACGATGCGTTCTGCGTACTTGGTGCAACGCTCGGATCGGAGCTTCTCTTCCATTTCGTTGAAGGCGTTGATGTAGGCTTCCTTGAACTGGGCGGCTACCTTTCCGGTGAAGCCCATGGCGAGGAAGGTGAAGCCGTCACGGGTCATGTAGTACATGGGGAGTTCTTTCTTTACATTATTGCATAACTCGTTGATATACACACAGGGCGCAAAATTGCGCTCTGTGAAATTAGCACTACATTCCAAACCTCTAATCGCTTTCAGTACATCTTTGTGCGCCTTCCTAAAGTAATCCGCAACCACCAAAGAAGAGGTTACGGCTTGCCCGTTTTTCGCTTCTACCAAATCAATCCTATCGGTAGACCATAATTCCAAACTTTTTGTTTCCATAATGATTTTATTTTATGTGTTATACTATTGCGTTACTCTTACTTAGCACATGAAAAACCTGTCGTTATCGTCACCGAACATCTTGTATCCGGCAAACAGGCTTAAAACGATGATTGTCATTTCTATCATATCTGTATATTTAATGGTTAATCTCCTACGTAATGAGCACCGTATCTTCCTGTACTAGCCGTATAGTAAGCCGATGCCGGTATGCTCTTATTATTGTACCCCTTATCCATTGTAGCCTTAGCAGCGTTGCTCATGGCTTCATGTCTTTCCGCCAAAAACTGATCCGTTCTAGCCTTAACCGCTTCCGGTGAGCAGTATTCTTGCAATTTAGCAAGGCTCCAAGCTGATTTCAGGCATTCGGAGAATGTTCTTTCGTTGCCAGCACGTTTGTAAGAGCGCCAAGCGGATTTCATTATTTGGGATAAGTTGTAGCGTTTCATTGTGGGAGATATTATGCAGGGCTTTTACCCTGCCTGTTAAACTTATATATTCAAACAACAAACTGACATATCACACTCTTCATCGTATTCATAACCGAATAACTTACCTTTAAAGTATGTTTGTAAACGGTTGAATACTTTATCATCTTTATTGTCCCACGCTATTGTTATCATGTTTGTGCGAGCAAATGTTATTTCAACGTTTATACCTGCTATTTTTGATAAATTGTTTTCAAGCATTTTCTTTGTTGCCATAATCTTTATTTTTTTATTGTTATATACATTCATGTTTATTATCACAGTGCAAATATACATATATATCTATAAATAACAAAAGAAAAAGTATATAAAATAAGCGTATTAGTATATTTTAATATTTAAAATAAGCATTTATTTATATTATGCGCTACATTTGTAATTAAATCAAATAAATATCTATGTATATGCAAGAATTACGAATTAAAGAGGTTATGCAAGAGAAAGGTGTAACACAAAAGAAATTAGCGGAACAAATGGGAGTTGCGGAAATTAGTCTTTCACGCTCTCTTAGGGGAAATCCAACATTGGAAACATTATCTAAAATAGCCGAGGCACTTGAGGTTGATATAGTGGACTTGTTTGAACGTAAAAAAGAGGAAGAAAACACTATAATTTGCCCAAAATGCGGTTCTAAATTCAAATTAATCGAGTAAAATTTGATTATTTGTGTGTTTTTGTGTTAATTTGTTGCATTGTATAACATAAAACACACAAATATGAAAAAGATTTTATATTTACTCCCTTTGATACTGTTTTACAGTTGTGTTGATAATTTAAATAAATCAGTTTTTGAGTCATTGTCATTAAAAGAACTTGATGAAGAAATAAAAAAAGATTCACTTTTTGGAATGTTTTATGAACATATTCAAGCAATAAACAAAAACACATTAGATACTGATACGAAGAGGGCTAAATATGCTAACTTGACATTAAGAAGGGCTTATAGTTCATATACATATCATGATGATAAATTAGAAAAACAGCTTTCTAGCGAATGGAATAATAAATATGAAACTTATTCTTCTAAAGCAGATTCAATATCGAGATACTGGAGAAAAGCTAAGCAAGATAATTCTTTAGACCAATATGTAAAAATTGAATTAGCTAGTATATCAACCAAGTATTATTCATTTGGAGGGGTTGATGAGGTTAATATTGGCTTTAAACTGATTCCTTTAAAAAGCAAGGTAGAGCAATTAAGATTTGGTTATTCAATAGAACCCAAAATTTATAAAAAAGAAGGGAAGAATGAATATGATAGTTATTTGTCTATATTGGATAAATCGTGGTGCTTATCTACTTCTCCTTTTTCTCAACCTGTTGTAAGATATTGGGAAGCTAATTATAAAGATGAAAATAAATTGGCTGGCATGAATGTCGAAACGGTCTTAAGGGATTATGATGTAAATATTGAAGTTGATAAAATTAGAATAGATGGGAGAAATTTAAGCAGTGATGATGTCAAGGTTCCTTTTTCGGTAGAAATGTATTGGAAATATGAAGATGAAACTTATATGCAGAACATATATGAAGAAGATATTATCAAGGAATTTATAGATGATAATTATATATCATCTTTTAGATATATTTTAAACGGAGTTAACGAACGGAGAAAGGAAGTTGATGAATTAGCTTTTGAATACCTAAATCTTCCAAGTAAAAAGGAGAACTATGACAAATAACTAATTAAAAATAAATATATCATGGAAGGAATCGCACTATTCGTATCTATCGTAATCATCGTATTCGGTGTATTGCAGATTATTTTGTTTTTTAAGTTATGGGGAATGACTAATAATGTTGCTGAAATAAAGCGCATTCTGAATAATAAGAAGGAACAAGATATGGAAATTGGTAAAACAGTCATTGCTGATGGTATAAAGGAAGGAGATCTTGTAGTTGAATTAAAGACGGAAAGGCAGATGAGGGTGGAGAACATTACAAATGATGGGAAATTTGAATGTAAAGCATCGGGAATGATTGTTGGAGTTTTCAAAAGAAATGAGATAGAATTGTTTAATAAATACTGGGATAAAAAATAAAATTTTTCCCGCCCCGTTCCAATTAAGGTTCGGGGTTTTTTATTTCCCAAAAGTTAAATATCTCATATTGCATTGAAATATCTTCCTAAAAGTTTGCTTAATTACCAAATGGTTATTATCTTTGTGATGTCATAAGAATCGCGATCTTTATATGACTGATGAAGAAGAGCTAAAGGCTCGGATTGAAGCTGCGGAGCAAGACCTTAGCTTCTTTTCCCTCAACTGGGATGCACTAAGGGAAACCGAATGGATTTCAGAAGAGGAGCTTGAAGAAGGAATCAATGATGCGCTAGACGATTTGATTGATGCCAAAAGCAAGCTGAAAGAAAAAGGTAGTCCCCCATAAGGGGCTACCATTTTCTCTTTAATTTATAAAAAATAATGCGTATGAATGCAAAGGAAGAACTTAAAAAGTGGAAAGATGATTTTGCAAAGGCTAAGACCGAACAAGCAAAATTGGAGCACAAGAAGCGTTTTAATGCGTATGTAAACTCTTTGTCACCTTCCGATAAAAAGGAGTTCTTGAATGAGTTTAAAAAAGGTGCAGAACAGGCTATAGATGAAGCAAAAAAACTGGCTAAAATTGCAAAAAGAAAAGAAAAACTAGATAAAGTTTTGGATTTTGCTTCAATGTCTTATATAGCAGAACATTATTTTGGTAAGTCTCGCCAATGGTTATATCAGCGGATAAACGGGAATCTGATAAATGGCAAGCCTGCTGATTTTACCCAAGAAGAACTTAAAACCTTATCATTTGCGTTATCTGAACTTGGGGATGTTATGAAGGATACTTCTTTGTGTATAATGAGATGATCGTGTACGAACTGGATTTCTCGGAGTCAACATTGTAACTCATTCCCGCCCTTCGCAAGAGGGGCGGTTTTTGTTTCTAAAAAGTTAAAACCGTTAAAAACCAATAACAGATATAGTTAATTGTTCAATCAATCAATCAATCTTGATTTGTATTATTTATATTTGCGACATCAAAGCAATGTATCTTTGATACGTTACGAACAAAGATAGCAGTAGTACTGTTATTTTATAAAAAACAAAGGAGAATTGAATATGAAACCCTCATCTTACACACAAGAGGTATTTGTTATAGAAAATCCCTCAAAAGCACTATTGGACTTTGTAAATAAGTTGAGAGATAGAAAAATGTCTCAACAGGAGAAATTACGCAATAAAAAGAACTGTACCATTAAAATCAACGTATAATCTTCCCTGAATGGATATTTCCGTTTCTATCAATTCTAAATCAGAAGATGAGTATCGGATAATATTATCTCCATTTAATTTGGATATAATCCCGTGTGAGGTGCGGGAAATATTTGGAGATAGTATTGAAATTGCAGATGTCACACTTGAGAGAGTAAAAGGTGATAATCCCACTGATATTGGAGTACTTCTAAAAATATCAAATGTTATAGGTGAAATTTTCAATGATAATGAGAACTTGATATTATATTTCTACTGTGATGACATACACGACATTTTAAGAAGGGATAAAGGAGTAACTCCACAAAAATTCAGAAGCAATTTGTTCTCAAGAATGTTTGATAAATATATGTTGTCAAATGGAATTACCGATATAATAAACACACCTATTGAGATTAAGGCAGACAGACATATTTATATCCATTTGATATCAAGAAGTATTCATTTAGAATATGTAAAAGCCATAAAAGATGTCATAATGGATATGGAATCAAAATAGAAGCGGAGTAACCTCCGCTTTTCTTTTGCTATCCCTCCTTATATTTATTCATTCTAAATAGCTTGTAAAACTCCCAAAATATTTCTATATTTGTGCGGAAACTATGTCAAGTGGCATGGTACTTAATTCGCACGTTATATGGCTAATGAATTAAAAATTACCGATGTAGTAGATGAAAGCGTTTTCAATCAATTAGAGAATCTAAAAACAGAATTCAATGAAAACTATGCTGCCTATAAGAAATTCATAGGGCTATTAGCAAATGGGATGAAAATTAGTCCTAAAAATTATCAAGAACTTTCCGATAAATCCAATGCGTATAATAATGCGTTAAACAACCTGATTACTACCCAAAACAAGTTGGCGTCTATTCAGGAAAGACAGAATAAACTACTTGGAGACTATGGAAACAAGATAACAAAATTGCTGACGTTAAATACATTGCCTAAGCAATTTGATGATCTGACTAAAACCATAAATAAGCTTTCAGGTTCTCTTGATGCGCTTTCTTCTAAATTTCAAAGTACCTCCAGTGCACAAAATTCAGCCGCACAAGCTAATCAATCTTATGCGCAATCGGCAAATCAACTGAATCAGGCTATTTCAACTACAGAGGCAAAATACACAGAAATAGTTGATAACATATTAACCTATGATAGCCATGTAACTAAATTAACAGCAGATACGATTCAAAATAAAATTCGAATAAAAGAGCTTAACGATGAATTAAAGTCTTTGGATAAGGAATATAAGAATGGGACTATTGGAATTACTGAATATCTCAATAAATCAGCCCTGTTAAAGCAAAGACAAACAGAGTTATCGGAGCAAAACAAGCAATATTCCAATTTAATCCGGAATCATTCGGCGGTTATTATTTCAACTGCTAGCAGCTATAATGAAATGAATGCTGCGGTATTAGCTCTTGAAAAAAGGCTGAAAAATATGCCTAAAGATTCGTTTTTGGGAGTTGAAGGGCAAAAGACCTTACAGCAAATACAGACTTTAAAGAATGAGTTAAAGTCTATGGATGCTCAAATGGGTAACTACCAAAGAAATGTAGGTAATTATGCGTCTCATTGGAATGGATTAAATATGTCGGTTCAGCAAGTCGCACGTGAATTACCCTCTTTGGCTGTCGGGTGGAATACTTTCTTCCTTGCAATATCCAACAACTTGCCGATGCTTGCCGATGAACTGAAAAAAGCAAGAATAGAGTATCAAGCAATGCAGGAAGCCGGACAAAAAGGTATTCCTGTATGGAAGCAGCTTACAAAATCTATTCTTAGTTGGCAAACAGCGTTGGTAGTAGGTATTACTTTGCTTTCTGTATATGGAAAAGATATAATGGATTGGGTAGCAAGCTTATTTAAAGGTAAGGGGGCAATAGATGATATTGTTTCTGCTGAAAGAATGTGGGTAGATGCGATAAAAGAAGGAAGATCTTCTTCTATCAAAGAGAGAAAAGAACTAGAATTATTATATAAAGCAACCCAAGATACATCACGTTCAATGCAAGAAAGAAATGCAGCTGTTGATGAGTTGCAGAGGAAATTCCCTGAATATTTCGAGAATATAAGCAATGAAGATTTTTTAGCCGGTAAGGCTGCTGATTCCTATAACAGATTAGCTGGGCAAATCTTGAAAACTGCACAAGCAAGAGCTATACAGGATAAGCTAGTAGAAAGATCTAAAGAACAGTTGGAATATGAAGACCAATTAAACAACTTATTTTACGAACGTAGTGTTTTGAATAATAAAATACGGGATGCAGAAAGAAGATTGACTAAAGGTCCAGCTGCTGCAACTAATGCAGCTAGAGATATTTATGATCTAGGGAAAGAAGCTGCTGATTTAGATGAAAAAATATCTGAAATGCAAAATAAATTGAGAGAAAATGAGAGGCAAACTATTAAACTTGAAAATAAACTAAATATAGACGATTTATTAACCCCCTTAGGAAAAACAGAAAGTGAAGGTAAAAAATCAGCTGATGAACAAGCCAAATACCAAGAAGATATCGCTAAACGCCTTTCCGAAACCCGTATTTCCCTTATAGATGATGAGTATGAAAAAGAAAGAGCAAAAGCACAAAATAAGTATGAGGAAAATATAGCATCCATCAAAGGTAATTCAGAAGAAGAAAATAAATTAAGGGCTAATTATGAAGAAATACTTAAAAACGAATTGCTGGCTATTGACAAAAAATACTTGGAAAAAAAAGATGAAGAAGAAAGGAAGAAGATAGAGGCTTCTGTTAAGTATCAATTGGAAGAAAAGCAACAAGAATATGCAACATTAGCTATTGCATATTCTCAAAATATGCAAAAAGAGATTGATGATGAATTAGAACGATACAGACAGGGAGAAATTTCTAAAGAACAATACGAGAAAAACAAAGCTGAAATAACTCAAAAATACGCTCTTCAAGAAGCTCAAAGAGCGATTGATCTCCTCAAAGAACAAATCGAGATTTCTGGTCTGTCTGATGAGGAAAAGTTTAAAATAAAAGAGGCTCTAGCGAAAGCTGAAATAGATTTAGCTAATAAAGTGCGTGACGCTAAGAAGAAAGCCAGAGATGAAGAAACAGAAGATGAAAAGAAGTATTGGGCAGAGTTGGAAGCTTCATTGCAGCATTTGGAATATGTCAGCAATAATGCAGTAGATGGATTGGGCACATTATTTAGTGGGTTAATGAGCCTAATTACAAAAGTTGTCCGTGATGGTAAACTAGAAATTGAAGATTTATTAGGTAGTATCAGTGCAATATCAGAAGGGCTAACTTCTATTATGGTTGGAATGTACGACCAACAAATGGAGAAAATAGAAGAGCAACAGGAAAAGAACGAGGAAGCTGGAGAAGAAGAGATAGAACGTATTGAGGAGCTGGCGGAGTCCGGTGTTATCTCTACAGAGGAAGCAGAAGCTAGAAAAAGAGCTGCCGAGCAAGCGACAGCAGATAAAAACAAGGAACTGGAAAAGCAAAAAGCTGACTTGGAACAAAAGCAGGCCAAGTGGCAAAAGG